CCTGGAGGATTGAAAGGTACCCTAGAATGAGCATATTGATTAAATTTTAAGTTACTGTTAGTGTGCAAATTAAGTTTTGTTGAGGAGGCTTGATTTATGAATGTGAGAACTGGCGCACCGATGGTACCTATGGGCGGAATGCCCCCCAATCCTATGATGCCGCGACAGCCTATGAATATGTTGCCCCCTCCCATGCCTGTACCTCCTATAGTTCCGCCGCAAGCGGCTGGGACTTTTCCTGTAAATAAGGATAGGCGCAAGCGTTTTGGTGATAGTTTAGAGACGATGTTATCCAGACCGCCTATGGTTGCGTCTGATCAGATGGGTGGCATGAATGTTTTTACGGGTCAGATGATGAACACGGCGGCTAGACCTCCAGTTGTTAGGATGCGCAGGGGCGGTGATGTTAGGGACATGTATCGTCAGGCTTACAGCAGTCCTGAGTTTAAGGCTGCTCAATCAGCGGCATCTAGGAGAAATCCGGGTAGAACTGGTGCTATGACGCATAGTGATCTTATGAGCAAGATTAGGGGTGGTAGTAGTCCCGGTGATGATCGACCTGCGCCTGTTAAGATGAGCTTTGGTGATGAGGATTTCACGCCGACATCTGCTGAGTTAAATCAGGAGTTACTTGATATAGGTGCGCCTGACAAGCGTTTTGATGTTGTGCCAAATGCTATTAAAAATATTTATGGTGGCATGGGTGATCTTGATCAGAGAGATGATCAGACTTCTACGTTAAATGCTATCAACGCAAGTATTGCGGCTGCGAACAGAAGGGCTGCTGGTGGTTTTGGTGATGTAGAAATGGCACCCGGCACTGGTGG